TTGTCATTGCTTTTGCTTTATTCCACCATGAAACTACAGCATTCACTAACCCCATGACTAAATTAACTACCCATGTCCACATGTTTTTAAACCATAAAACAATTGCATTGACAAGATCAGGAATAATCGAATTACCAACAAGCACATCATACAAACCTTTAAAGAATGCAACTATTGTTTTGATTAAAGTACTAATAAATACAACAACAGTTTTCCACAAATTCTTAAAAAAGTCAATTGAAGATTGTGTTGCTGCCTTCCAGAATTCCATAGCCCCTGCCCAATCACCTGTGAATATTGCGACTATAGCATTAACTACGTTCACTACAACATCAATAATATTTATGAATGCATTTACAAGTGGGCCAATAGCAGCTATAGTCGCAGTAACTACGGCTATTACTACACCAAATGCTACAGCCAAAACTCCTCCAACTATTGCACCTATCTTTATTAATAATGGCTTAAGGCTCTGGAACAGCTTCTTAAGGCTTTCCCAAATTGGTCCGATGGAATCCTTAAGGCTTTGAAATGCACCCTTCATGATGTCCAAGAGGGGGCCAAATGAACTAAATATGCTTTGTGCTTTAGCTTTCACTGTGTCCCAATTCTTATATAATAAAACACCAATAGCAATAATTGCTACGAATGCACCTACTATAATTGCAGCAAGTCCAATCAATGCACCAACTGAAATTGTTAATGCCCCAAAAATAGCAATTACCGATGCTATTGCAGTCACCAAGAACCCAACAACTACAATTATAGGTCCAATTGCCGCCAGCATAACCGCAAATATCATAATAATTTTTTGTACAGCAGGCGATGCATCCACAAACTTTTTTACTAACTTTTGAACAAATCCTGCTAACTTCTTTAATGCTGGTGCCATTGATGATCCTATTTTAATCGCTGCAGTCTCTAAAGCCCCACCTAATTCATTTACTGCACCCTTTAAGTTATCTTTCATTTTCTTTGCTGTAGCAGCTGATGCTCCACCTGAATCCTCTAAACTCTTGGTGAAACTTTCTAGTTTTTTAGGACCTGCTTCAATAACTGATAACATTCCTGATGCTGCCTCAGTGCCAAATATTTGTGATAATGTTGCTAATTTTTGCTTACCTGTCATATCTTTCATACTTGACGACAATTGTTTAGTTAAACTTGTCAATCCAACAAACTTGCCGTTTTGATCTGTTATTGATAACCCTAATTTATCAATTTGTGTCTGTGCTTTTTTAGTAGGATCAGACAATCTTGCAAATGCCGCTCTTAAGGTTGTACCTGCTTGGCTTCCACCTATTCCTGCATTTGACATAATACCAATTGATGCTGATAATTCCTCCATTGAGATGCCTAATGCTGCAGCTGATGGTCCTGCAAATTTCAAAGCATATTGCATGTCAGTAATATCAGCTGCTGATACATTTGCTGTTGTTGCTAAAATATCTGCAACTTTTGTAGCATCTTTAGCTTCCATGCCAAATATGGTTAATGATGATGCAACTACATCTGCAGTTTGTGCCATATCCGCACCTGATGCTTCAGCGGCTGAAATTACACCAGGCATTGCACTCATAACCTCATTAGCTGAGAAGCCCATTGCCGCCATATTTTCCATACCTTTTGCAACTTCTGATGCTGATTTGCTTGTTGATGCACCTAAATCTAAAGCTTTCTGTCTTAGTTTTTCTAAATCTTCACCAGTTGCCCCTGCAATTGCCCCTACTCTACTCATTTGTGCATCAAAATCCATAGCTATTTTTGCACTTGCTACACCAATACCTGCTAATGGTAATGTAATGGCAGTTGATGCAACTTTACCAATACTACTCATTTTGCTGCCAACATTTTTTAAACTGCTCTTAAGATCCTTAATACCTTTTTTTGCTCCAGATTGGTCAATTTTCGTATCAATAGTGATTTTACCATCTGCCATTTATTTACCACCGTCCTTTGTCATGCCTCTTAGATAAGTTGCCGCATTGTTTAAGTTCTGCTCAACAACATTTTCTGATTGTTCAAGAGCATATTTATTTTTTAGTCTAATAATTCTTTGTCTTTCCTTACTATTATGTTTTGTTTGTTCTGGAACATCCATTGTTCTTATGTTCACAATCTTCATCAGTGCAGAATCTTCACTTAGCCCGTTCAATAAAGCTTTAAATTTATTCCAATGCAAAACACCTTGTTGTTCAACTAGATCAACATTATAATCAAAAATAAAAGACGAATATATTGCTTCATCGTCTACTTCAAAATCCATCGTTTTCTTTTGAGTAATTTCGCTAGAGTGTTCTTCATTGTCATCACTCTCATCACTTTGATCCTTTTCTTGTTGTTCCTCTAGATCAATATCCAGATATTCTCTGAGAATAAATAAAAATACATTGCCTTTTTCATCAGGATCTGCACTATCCAATTTTTCATAATCAATTAACAATAGTTCTAAGCCGATAGCTGCCTTTTCACCTGAACTAAAATCTTCATCATTTAATAAATTAAATAGCATAATTATATTATTAAAAGACATGTCCAGGTGAAGGATAAGACTACCGTACTCAAAACTATCATCACGTTCATCAGTGAGCAACATCATGCATCACTTCTTTTTCTTTTTATGTTTTGTATATTTTTCTTTTTTCTTATCAAGTTTGTCATTCTCTAACTGACTAATATACTCAATAACATCAAATATTACATCAAATATACTAAACAATGACCCGTTAGTTTTAACATACAATTTTTCATATGCACCATCACCTAGGATCTTATTAGATATCTCCTCAACTGTCTCCTTGAGCTCAACTAATAACTTGTCAACATCTTCTTCTGACATTTCATCAGGTATGTCCTGAAATTTCTTTGATTTTTCTTGTAACCTTTTACCTTCTAACATATATTGCTTTCTTTTTTCATCACTTAAATCTATTGTATAAATTTCACCACCAATATCAATTTCCTCAAACCCTTGATATAACTCAAACTTTTTCATGCGCTATCCTCCTGACTAAATAACTATTTACACTACTTACACTACTTACACTGTCGTTACTGTAATCGTGTTAGAAGGTGCTGAAACAGTGTTGAATGTGTTGTCCTTAGCAACCACATAAATATCATACAATGTTGCTGTTGTTAGTCCTATGATTGTTGTTTCATTGACCGTCACACTAGAATTTAATACACTATCTACGTAAACGTCATACCCGCTAGCAAGATTAACCGCATCCCAATCCAAATCGATTGTTGTAGTTGTTATATTAGATGCGACTAGATTAACGGGGACCTTAGGGAGTAGGTGGTGTGTAAGTTGGCTTACCATTAAAGTGCATCTCAAAGCTTACTTCACCTTTTGCACCTGCATCACCTGATGGCCCTGAAATATTAGCTATCGTACAATTACCAGCAAACATTCCTCCACTTGGTTCTGTCCATTCAAAAGGTGTCCTACGATCTTCACCTAGATTGAGCATGTTGGAAAAAATATAGTCCTGAGCAGCATTACCATATCGGCGATGACCAGTAAAAGCTAGAATTAACTGTGCACCAATTACATCTGTTTCAGCAAAACCTGCACCATCTAAATAATTATCCTGAGCAAGTTCTTCATTATTTCCAGGCTCAACATTATTAATACCTGATGCAAGTTGGCTCATTATTGGGTCACCAGTTGTATCATCAACACCTGTGCCTAAACTGAACTTATGTTCGTACATTAAATTAAACATTAACTAACTCCTCCTTGTAAATAAATATCAGCATTAAAAAGTGCTGTCCATAATGTCCCATGAACTGTTTCCTGTATATAATTAGGTGTGGTTGTACAAAATAATGATATCAAGCTAAATGAATTATTAGCAGATACAATCCCTTTTGTCCCATCCAGCTCATTATTTAATCGATTAATAGTGTCATATGCAGTTAAATTATTACCATGGTGCACAAGTACCTGAAATGAGAATGAATAAACTTTACCTTTTTCCATGTACCTTGTACTGATGTTGCTCGGTGTAGGAACAATTGCAATAGAATCACCATCTTCTTTATACGTGCCTATCTCAATAACAAAAGGTGTAAATGAATACCCTTCAACTAACTCTTTGAGTCTGTCCAAGAAGTCCATATTACTCACTCCTATACTTTACTCCTTGTTGCCTCTTCACCTTGTTTTATCCATGACTCTTTCTTTTCTGACTTAGCTGCCTCAAACCATAATCCTCTTGCATTAGGATTAACGTCTTTACTAAAATTATATTTAGGATTATAGTATAATCTTCGAGCATATGGAGTTTGCCACATAATAAGCCCTGATCCTGGATTTGAATGCAAAAACACACTTTTTTCTAAATAATGCTCATCAGTCGGGATATAATAATTGCTATCCTTCATGACTGCATTGTCAAGGACAAATTGACCATACTTTACTGCTGCTGTAACTTTTGTATCTACATCAAATAATTTAACTTTTGATTCAAACATTACATCAACCCCAACTCATAATGGTGCGGAATATCATCAAGATCATACAATGGTTTAACTTCAGTCACTTCATATGATTTACCTTTGAATGTTATTCTAGAATTTACCTTAAAATCAAGATATGGGCTTGAATTAACTCTATCGATAAACACTGTATGATGTGCTGTTTTGCCTTCTGAGTTTGATGATCTATTATAGGATTTTACAGGTTCAACTCTCACAAATTGTATATCAATAGGGACATTATAACTATCATCCCAACCGTCACTTACACCTGAATTTTCCTCGTATGACACAGTGTGAATCAATAAATTTACAGGTATAGGTTTAATGTAAGTCATTATCAATTGCCTCCATACCTGCATAAAGTAAACCAGTGTGTGATAACTGAATAACTGCTTCTCTAATAGCTTCATTGCCTTCGTATGATGATGTCTTGCTTGTTGAATACTTAAATGATCCTATACTTACACTTTGTGGTTCACTAGATTTTGTTGCTTCATATCCACCATTTATAACATAATACTCAACAATTTTTGCAGTTGCTTTTTTAACTTGATCCTGAACAAATGGAATTGAATTATCAATGTTTACTTTACCCGTAACTAACTTAAACCCGGTTATTACATCGATCATCTCAGAGGCCCTTATGAGAAGCTTTGGTAAATCATCCCAGTTAAACGGTTGCTTGCCTTCATAAACATTTGTATAGTACACTGTGTCAATATATGGCATGCAACTCACCTACCCTTCATATTTATCTTACTGCTTCTTGAGTTGCTTCTTTAACTTCTCGTTCTCTTCCTGTAACTGTTTACCTTTTTCAGCAAACTTCTCTGCCTTTTCCTTTAATTCATCTCGCTCCTGTGCTTGTTCCTGAAATGCATCATTTAACTTATCAAATTCTTCCTGACTCACGCCATCTTTGTTTTCTTTAACCTTTTTAAGTTTAGCTTTTAATTTATTATACTCAGCGATTGTCACTGTCTTTCCGTTTGTTGCCTCTTTAATAACTTCACCATCTTCATTGATTTGATCATAACCTCGTGATAAATAACTATCAACACGTGAATCATCAATCGTAATAACGCGATTAGCCTTTTTGATTTTAGCCATTCAACTCATTCCTCCTGAAATTAAAATATTGGAAGGGACTATGCCCTCCCATTAATTAAATTGGTGGTGCATCTGTACTAACTTTGATAGCACTTACTTTTTGACCAATTACAAATAGATCCCAATATTTACGCTCATAATATAACCACTTACCGCCTGTTTTAGCAGTTGGTTCATCCAGTGATACAAACTCATACTTTTGTGGAGTAAATAGAGTTTGTGGATGAATAAGGATCATGTTAATTTGCAATGCAGTAGTGTCAGCTACAGCACCATCTGTAAAGTCGTATACTGTCTTCATACGTGAACTTGGTACAACCTTGATTGTAACCTCATCCAATGCACGAATATTACGATTAGCTGCACTTGAAGAACCTCTAATTTCCAGAGAACGTTGTAAATTTTCAGCATTCTTCAATAATGTGTTGATTTGTGGTGTCACATAAAGAATACGACCTTCAGTAGGTGATTCAGCATCATCCACTTCTTCCATGAACTGATCAAATACTGTAAGGATATTTGCTGTTGTAAGAACAGTTTGTTCTAGTACTCCACCTTTTGCAGTAAAATCAGAAACAAGCTTAGATGCCGCATACTTGTCCATCTCAGGAATCTTATGCTCTGTATTAAATACTTGTGTAATATTTGAAATTGTTACAGCCATATTTGATTCATTTACATCAACAGGATCTACTAACGTACTAAATTCACGATCATGCTCAAGAGTTAATGGAACATAGTTGTTGTCAACACGACGAGTGTAACCTGTAACAGCATCACGATTGACGTCTGTCATGCCACCAGTTGTAATATTTGGCACTTGGACCGTCTTTGCATTAACCCATTTTACCAAACTGTTATTAGGCGTGTTGTATAATTCATTAAATTGTAACCCTACTTTGAATGCTTGTTGCAACGCTTGTTGATATTGCTCAGCATAATTCAATACTGCCATTATTTATTTCCCCGTTTCTATTGTTTAATTGCCCCATTTAAAGGCAGTTTGCCATTTTTCTTTATCTGTTTCTGTGTTATCAGCTGTATGATCACCATTAGTGAACTTAGGCTTTTTCTTCTTTTTCTTTGAGTCTGTGTCATCAGCGTCATCAGCATTATTACTAGCACGCTTAAACTGTGGATATTTTTCTATAACCTTTTCAATTGCAGCATCAATATCAGTATCGTCATCAACAAGGTTATTCGCCAATACTACTACATCATCT